AAATTTCCACCTTCCCAATCAATAATATTGGCAGAAGTAAAAGTTTCTCCATCAATGTGTGAATCCCAAATTCCTATGGCAGGCTTTCCCTCTGTGTAGGCACTATCATCGACATTAAAATATAAAATGCCATTGTAATAAACCTTATGATTGATTCCATTCGACTCTAACCGTAAAATCTTATCGTCAATCCAGTCACCCTCAATATTGATATCGCTAGCGAGTTGATAAAAATCCTCAGTTTCGGAAATCCTATAAATACCTATTTCTGGGGTGCCATCAATTTCCGATAACCATATTGAGGTAGCATAAAGGCTTCTTGTGCTTGGGTTAAATCTCGTTATTACACTTGCCTGTCTAAACTCAGGTTCTACCCACCCATCCCCCAAATGTATCCTGGCCTGCGAATATTGATTGTTTGAGAAGATTCTATTCCAATATGCTCCCCCATCCGTCCATCCATCCTCGCTAACATTCACATGACAACGATTATTTAAAACTTTAAGAGTTGATCCATACCAGGTTATAGGATTCAGATCAGTCCATTCAGGAATCCTCACCCAATACAAATTATAAAGCGGGTCTTCATTTGCCCGGTTGAAAAAATCACGATATGGCGGAGGCATATCGTTGCGCCAAACGATTTTTGATTTGAGTTCTGTTGACATAGTCAACTCACGAATGACACGAATGAGAAATTACGAATACCACGAATAAAATGCCTGTGTTATCTCGCTAATATTAGCGTCGTCATGCCCTGGCCGTCGGGCTGGATCCCGATGATCCGGTAGGTTACTTCCCGGATCTCGATTGTGCTGTCATGAGCCACGTTTTCGAGGTCCGAGGTCAAACCCATGGCCGTCGGGGCCGAGGATTCGATATCCCTTTCAAAAAGGGTGGCAGCGGAATACTCGTTATCGAAAATGACGGTAATCTCGCTGCCACCCTCAAGTATCGCCGTCTCCCCAAAGTCCAGAAAGAACGAGGGGAGGTCGTCTTCCCTGAAAATCACCATGATTGCCTCATGGTCAAACTGACTCTTTCGGTCTTCCGATGAAGGAGACTGCGACGTTTGCAGCACCGCCCAAGGTTGCGATGAAATGGATATATCCCTTGCTTTTGTTGATGTCGAACGTCCTCGCCTCCTGGGTATTTCCAGCCGTCGATGTGAAATTGTTCGAAGCGTCAAGATTCAACGCTGCATTTCCGGCACCGTTGCTGTTCGCGCTGGTCAGAAGGGAGCCGTCGACGTTTCCGGCTGCAGACCCGACGTTAAGAACGACGAGACCGGTTCCGACTATTCCCCTTACATCCAACCACGGCCCATTGCTCGCCGTTGCTGTATTAGCATAAGCTGCGGGAGCAAGCAGAATTCCATTGTTTGCTGATTTTGCATCTGATGGCATCATGTTCTTTTTCCTCCTTTTTTATTTTCCGGATAGGCACCCTTCGTTTCAGGCGCCTCGGTTTCTTGTTCTTCTTTTTTAGGTTCTTCTTTCTTCGCTTCTACCTTTGGGGCAGGAGCAGCGTCAGGGATGATCTCGGCTTTCTTGATCGCAATAAGACCTATTGCTTCGACTTCTGTCACCGTGATCACTTTCCCGATATCCTGCATTACCCCATTGATGAAGAATTTTCGAAGAACCCTTATCGTTTTCGTTGCCATAGCAACCTCCGATAGTTTGGTGCCAGAGACAAGCGCCCTGGCACCTTCAAAAGTTAATACCATAATCTATCATGTGATCGTGTGGGCATACGAGAAGGCCGCCGGAAGTCTCACTGCGACATCCATCGTATAGAAAGCCCTCACGCCGATGATGCCGGCTGCAAATGAGGCGTAAGGGTTGACTTCGACTTCAAGCACTCCCCACTCTCCCACAACGATCTCCTGCCAGTCTCCGAAGAGCATGGTCGCTGCTACCATCTGCTGGGAGGTCATTGCTGGAATGCCGAACAACGAACCGTCCCAGATGTTCCCGAGCCAGAGCCTCGTAGTTCCGGTTGTGGTAAGCTCAGGCCGAACCATAAGAAGCCCAGCTACCGCTGCTGTGGTAACATATCCTGGGCGCATTGGAGTCACATTCGAACCAGCAATATCCGTCTGGAATTCGATGATCCCTGTGGCTGCCAGAGAAGTCCCTGTCACGCCTCCGATCCCAGATGTATTGATGATTCCTCTTGGCTGTCCACTTGCTCCTGTTCCGCTCAAAACCGACAAATCCACTCCTAGCGCAACCACCTTCGCCAGGTCATCACTCACAAGTCCTTCCACTCCTGGTGAGCTTTGGAGCAAAAGCTGACGGCTTATCTCTGTATAGGCCCCAGCGGTATGTGGAGAAAGGCCAACCTGTACGAATGTCTGCTGGCTTTCAGTCGGTCCTGTCGTCTCGTCAGCGAGCCAGTAGGCTGTTGCCGCGCCTGTCTGCTTCGGGATGGTAACATTCCCGACAAGGCCTGTAAGCCTGCGAACGCCCATCCTGAAGGCAACGGATCGGTTTCTCAACATCTCGATAAATCCGATATTGTCCGTCCCGACCAGATAAGCGCCGCCACCTGTCGCAACCGATATATCCCTGCGAGCTCGTTCACGCACTAAAGATATATCGACTCCCCTTTCCAAGACTTCGTAAGGGACATAGAATTTCTTTGGGTCGACGGTCTTCCCAAGGGTCTGAGCCACCGCACGGCTGCATTCCAGTTCAAACGGAGCGTTATCCCATTTTTGCTCATAGGATGCCCTGATCGCTCTGATAAGACTATACCTCTGGGTCTCCACCTCGCTCATTCCGATCATGGTCTTCGGAATATTCTTGCTCCTCTCGGCTTTGATCCTCAGAATGTCTTCGGAGACTTGTTGAAGATCGTATCCCTGGGTGATCCATCCATCTCTCGTCTGGTCCTGGATGTTATTCGCTTGGGCCAAGTTTTTGATGGCCTGGATCCTTCTCTTCTCATGTTCGACGGCTGACAACTTCGCTGGATCCCCGACTTGCGCCTCAATCGACCGCTGCGCCTCGCAAGCAGGGCATTTTCCGTTTTCGTCAAGGTTTCCCTTGCACTTTTCGCATTTATTCATTTTCCGTTCCTCCGTGTGCGGTATCTCAACCCGCTCTTGTTTTTGTTTTGGAATCTGTATCTCGATCTCTTTAGCTCCCTTCTCTTCCGATCTTCCCACACCAACAGTTACGTCGGCAGGAACAGACACAAGAGAGATTTCATAGGGAGTCCATTTGGTAACACGGTAGATGCTTGGACCGTTCTTCTCTTCCTTTTCAAGCACTACCTCGTCGATCTGATAGCCCACCGACACATTAGACCTGATCTCATCGAGCACATCTTGAAACGTATCATCGGCCAAACCTCTCTTTCCGAACCGCACGCTTGCGCGTCCTTTTTTTTGGGTATTGTCGATTGATACCTTCTCGATCACTCCGACCAGCTTCGTCATGTCGTGGTCAACCAAAACCGACCCGCCTCTTTTAAGCCTCTTCAAATCAACTGATTTCTGCTCGTGATCCAGTATCTCCACGCCCCACCACCTCTCGACTGGCTCTTCGGAACTAAAGGAAAGGTCGATCGTCCTCTTCGCTTCGTCGATGTCCCTCTTCTCGATATGATAGGATCGGTACTGAACCCCGACTTTGATTTTCCTGATGATCTCGCTGTCAAGAGATTTCTCTTTTTCTTTGTCTTTGTCGCACTTCCGGCACTTTCCTTCTATATCAAGTTCTTCACCACAGTTAGGGCATTTTTCCATCTTGGCCTCCTTTCTTCAATTCCAGAACTTTTCCCCTACCGCTTTTCAGGCCATCCGTTTGCCCGCCTGTGGGTATCTTAGACTCCAACGATTCGGGGTCTGTGTCGAATACGAGATTTTTTTCGTGCATCAACTCGAGCTCATGCTCTCTTTCATCGAGAACGTCTTCAATATCTCTTCCTCCACCAGTGAGAGCAATAACTTCAGTCGTGGTCGTGAAGCCTGACTTAATTGCCTCCTTGTACGCCTCGACTTCCTTGTTCGGATCGATCCAGGTCCATCCCCTTGGTTTGAAGCGTACTGCGCTGTATTTCGGCACATCCAGAGCATAATTTTCGATTGGAATGGTCTTAATCGAGCCGGAAAAGATCGCCTGCTGGAGCCATTCGCGGTGAAGAGGTTGTCTGAAATTTCGGATGAACCAGAGTTGAAACACCCGCCAGAGGTCCCGGTCGTCAAGAAGGGCGAGGCGGCTCGATGAATAGTTGCTCTGAGAGTAATCCCTCGAAAGACTTTCATAAGAGACGCCCGTGCCGGCGGCGATCTCCCGCAGCATGAAGCGCATGAAGGGGTCCATCGTTGAATTCGGGCGGTTCGGATTGACGAACTTGAATTCCTCTCCTGGAGCGAGGCGCTCGACAATCCCAGGCTCAATCGTGATCTCACGCGAACCTGTTTCTGTTTTATCGCCATAATCCTGCGGCGTCTCGATAGTCGCCATATAAGAAGCCCCTGCCCGAGCCGAGATGATTTCTGCCTCGGAATAGCCGTCAACATCGTTGAGCTTGCGGAGCACGGCATGAAGCCAGGGCTCTCCCCTGGTCTGTGGCCAGCGGTCGGTCAGCTTCAAATGAAAAACCATCTCTGCTGGAACTCTTTCGATTGCGTCGGTTTCATTCGAGGTATGCCGGATCTCTCCTGGATGAAGCTTTTTGATCCAATAAGCGACAGGTCGGCGAAATTCATCAGATTCGACGCCCATTCTGATGCCGGTATTTGATAGTGGAGAAGAAGGTTGAAATTCATCAATCACTCTTTCCGGCTCGATGATCTCGAGAGCGAAGGGCACATCGGAATCTCCGAATTTCCGGTAATGCTTACGGATGAAAATCTCTCCTGCCTCGAAGATCTGTCCTATGGCCATGCGCTCAATATCAGCAAAATGAAGCGTTCCGCCCGTATGGCAGCGTTCTTTGAGCGTCCATTCGTTCCAAACTGACTCGATCTCGTCATTGATCGGATCGTTGAGCTTGTCGTTCGGATTTTTTACTTGAGCTTGCATCCCGATTCCGGCGCCGACGATATTGTTGACGACGATCACTTTAGCGCGCTTGGCAAAAGGAGCGTCTCTCATAAGAGAACGGCTGCGGGCCCTGAGAACCCGGAGGCTTGTTGAGAGCTCGGAATCTGCGCTCGTGACCGTTTGACCCCATCCGGAGGTCAATCGCGACTGCTTCGCGCCTGCATACATGCGAGCCATTATGGTTTTGGAGAAATGCTGACGGATGTCTTCAGCTTCGGATTTGGTGAGGGGTTGGATCTTTTTTCTTTTTAAGAAATCAAACACGGTTGAACCTCACACCGACTCGCCTTGGGTTATTTTCCCCTGAAGCTATCGATTCTGCCTCTCGTTCTGTCAAAACTTCCTCTTTCCAGTAATTTCTCATGCTTATCAGCTCATCCCAGGACCGCTTGGAAAGAGATCTGCCTGCAATTGAGTAGCTCATGACATCGGGAGAAGTGTCCCCGGCCAAGCGAGCCTCGATCATATCGAGGTTCTTCTCGGCGATAGAGCGGAGATCTGCCTGAGAATCAACGCCAGTTAAGTTGGGAAGTATCTTGATTTGGCCGTTTTGGAGGGTGTACTTCTCTGAAATCGTGTTGTTGGAGGATTTATAGACGTAAGCCTGATAAAAATAATTTCCGGCTGGCCATGTAGCTGACGTTGCCGGAGTGACGCTGATGGCATAGTCATTGCCATTGGCTGCGGCTATAATCGTTATGGGAGCCTTGTCTTTGGATCTCAGATCGATGGCAAGGGTATAATTGTTCCCGGCAGGATAGTCGCTGACAGTCTCATCCCATTCAATGGTATCGCCAGCTCGTAAGGTGGTCGGGATATTCAGATCATTATCTCCATGGTTTTGTAGGGGCAGGCCTCGCGCCCGCCCTTCGTAGGGAACGCATACATGCGTTCCTTTTGTAGGGGTGGGTCACGATCCGCCCTGCGCTCTTTTGGCTACCACTATACTAAACAAAAAGTTAAGTCAAATGCACAACAGGGGTCAAAAGACGGGTGAAATCGGGTTAAAGGTGGGTTAAATCGGGTTATTTTGAGGGCTTTAGAATCTTAGACCGTGTCATCCTGAACTCGTTTCAGGATCTCGGGGTTTTTGTATTCTTTTTTTGTAACCCAGATATCTATTTTCTCGGGCTTCGCCATGGGTGTGCCATCGGGCGAGCGCTCGATTGGCAGAGAATTTTTTTTGTAAAATCTTTTGACTGTTTTTTCGCTATAACCCATGTAATAACCAATATCTTTCCATCCACGAATCCATCCTGGTTTCATGTCTTCTTTCCCTCCGGATTTGGTGAGTTTAGGGTGTTTAGTCATTTTTCTATTAAATCATTTTTCCATTTTACAAATTGCTTATAACAATCATCACAAATAACTTCGCAATTTTCTTGCGAAACTCCGGGATAATCTCTTTTCAATTCTTCCAGGGCTTCTTCTTCGGTCCAATCTGCGGTGAAGGTGCCACCGCAATGAAAGCATATATATTTACGGGATTTCCTTATTTTGGGTCGATGATCAGTCGTATCCCAGTCCGATTTGATAAGTTCAAACAATAACCATTGGAGATGCGAGCAAGTCCAGGCCGTTCGTTTCCATCGATGTTCATGGTGAACAAAGTTAGAACAAGTCCAGCATATCCGCAATTTCCTTTTCATGGCCTCCTCTCAAACTTCGGTATCCAGAGCTGGCACCTTTCACAAAACCATTCCTCAACTACCATGGCTCTTCTCTTCAGCTTCATGATCTTCTTGCACTTAGGGCACTTCATGGGTTTCATTAGACACCATTGATTTAAGAACAACCCCAAAAAGGCGATTGGATAAATGGACAAGGACAGAGGCGATTATCTTTCCGATCTTCTCGTCGGATATTTCCAAATTAACAAAGTCTCGCTCGATGTCCAAATTCGGTTTAATAGAGATGATTTCATCGGATCGTCTCATCTTAAATTTTATCTCCATAGTTTCTCCTTTCGTTTTCTCACTTCTTCCCAACGTCTCTCGGCGGAATAAACAAGGGTTTCACGATTTTGCTCTCTTCTTTCGGGGCATTGATCACCGCGATGATCCCATTCGCCAACATCTGGCAGCACAACGGCTTATTATCAATCGGCCCCTCGACCCCCACCCGCTTCGTAAAAGTATCATAAATTACCTTCAAAACAATAAATCGCTCCTGGTTCATCTTTGGGCTTCCTCCTCGCTGGCCTCATGCCCGCGCTTTGTAGCTTTGTAGGGGCAAGCCTTGCGCCTGCCCTGTAGGCTAGGACATTTCATTATCATTAAGTCCTTGTACGCTCTGCGATGTAACAAAGAATATGATAAAATGTATTCAATTCTTTGAAATATCCTTGGATTTTAATTTGAAAAATCTAATTTATTATCTCTCAAGGCTTGAAAAAGCGCCTCAGCTATCGCCTCAGTATTTCGCTCTGAGTGGATTGCACAAGCATCGTCTTTTTTGTATTCGAGACCTAAATTATTAAAAATGTGATGAAGAATTTCATGAAGAAAGGTTGCCGCTTGTTGGCTTTCTGGATAAATCGTACAAATTCTAATTGAATTGTGAGCATTCCAACTATCGCCCATATTTCCGCCCATCGCCGGAATATCATCTTCTTTTTTTACTTTTACCCAGTGTCCACCTATTTTAACTCTATTTGGTATTTTCATTTTCTCACCAATTCTTTACCCAGCTCCCCTTTGGTCTCTGCGTCACTGGATTGACCGGAGGCGCGGTCCCCGAATCTCCTTGTGTCCCTGACGGTCCGCGCCGGATCACCCGGATCCCGCCGTCAAACTCCGAATCAGCCATCGCAAAAGCGATGACCGTGCAGTCCAGCAGATGGTTCGCCTGCCGGATTTTCACCCATTTCCACTTTCCATCAATCTCCATCCGGTTTTCCTCGGCCAAGAGGTGATGAAGATACTCTTCCCCGACCTGATCATGAAACGTAAAAAGCCCTGAGATCGGCTTTTTGGGCAACTCTGTCCCACATCCACGGCATGAAAACGGCGTTTCTGATTGAAATTCGTCTAATGGATAGCGATTATTTCTTTTGCACTTCGGGCATGGAATTACATTCCGGTTGAGCCGAAACCAGATGAGGTCCTTCATCGCATCCGTATTGATCTCGATGAGCGTCAGGCCTCCTGGAATCTTTACGCCTTTGTCCCCTGGCATTTTATCGATCCTGGACTGCTTTAATCGCTTTGGAATATCCCTGGAGAGGCCTTTCGTGCCGTAAAGTCCCCTCATCCTCATCTTCCTGATCCACTCATAGGCCGCTGCCGTCATCGTCACGTCTGCGCCGGCAAATTCTCCTCCGCCCGTATCAATCCCCGTCCTCCAGATATGGAGCTGCCTCGGTTCGTCTTGCACCTGATAAACCCTGCTCCTGACAAGATCCTCGATATCCGATGTCTCATAATCGCCTGATAGCCAGCCCGATTGCACAAGATGGGGCCCGTAATCGGTTCGCCACGCCAGGACCGCATACCAGAAGCCTCCCTGGCCGGGATCGATGCCGGCGGTAAGGGCGATCGTCGCTTTCGGACAAATCAGAGACGGAAGGCGGATCTCATTCTTTACAAGCTCGATCTGACTTTCAGAAATAGCCACCTGCTCCCAGGGGCGCGCCGCGTTATACATCCTCCAATTTCGCATCGGCGCAAAATCATCCCCCTCTTTCAGCTTCTTATTGGCTTCGAGAAATTCCTTGGCGACAACACCAAAGCTCTGCCCATCAAAGGGACCATACCAGGCCGGAAGATGAAACCCTATTTTTTCAATGTGCCTGAATTCCGGGTCGGTGAGGACTTCGGTTAAGGAAACCGTATCCTCAATTTGTGCTCGGACATTTTTTAAAATTTGATCGCAGGGATCCGGGGTAATCCGAGCCCGCCAATTATTTCCCAGGGCCTTGATTTTATCGATGTTGGAAATCTTTTTCTGGCAATGTTCGCATTCATAAAAGGCCACGTTCTGGACGATGTAGGGATCGTGGTCGTCTCCGAATTTTATATTTTCCCAATAGAGAATTTGATCGCGTCGGCAATGAGGACAACAAATCCAGAGCTCAAAAACAAGCTGGCAGCCCTTCAGATCCTGCCATATTCTTCCCTCTGGGGTGGTCGGGGTAGAGGTTTTAATCGTTTTCCGATTATAAAAAGTTTTGGTTGTCTGCTCGAGGCCCTTCACCGGATCGATTGCGTTTTCTCCAACTTCTCTTTTGATTTCATCCTCCTCGTCCACAATGAGATAACGATTTGACCGGGTTGTCGTCTGGGTATCAGAGCCCGCCCACGCCATGGCGAGCTGCATCGTGAGAAAATTCATCCGTAATTTTGTGTAGTCATCAGCGTCATAAGGCATTTTTTTTTGAATCTCTGAGCAGGCCTTAAACATAGGATCAAGTTTTGTCTCGGATACCTCTTTCGCTTTGTCTCGTGTTGGCAAGAGAAACGTTGCCGGTCCCGGGTCCTGGGCCACCATGTAGCATATCAACGAATGAATGGTCGTGCTTTTGCCGATCTGCCGACCCCATACGAGGACAATCTCCACAATAAAAGGATTTTCCCATGCTTCGTAAATTCCCCGGACGTAAGGAGTCGAGGCAATCGACAGAGGTCCAGGCCTTGCCGCCATCTTTTCGGAAAGGATGATGTTGCGCTCAACCCAATCCGGAATAGAGATCTCATCTGGCAGTTTCCAGATTGCCTGCCAAATGTCTTTTGGAATCTTTTGAGCCTGAGCGCTTAGACTTTGCATGTGCCTGCTCCAGAATTTGAATCACCTTTTTTATTTCAGATCGAAGATAAATCTCGATTTCCTTTTCATCAGTCAAGGTCTTTAAAGTGGGAGCCAACCTTCTCGGAAAATTGAGCAATGCGAGCTTGATGGCTGTGCCGAGGGCAACAACCATTTTTATGGTTTCCTCTTTTGGAACGAGCTGACCAAGCTTCACCTTGATCTCCAGCTCTGTTTTTTTCATCTTCTTTATTTCATGATCGCGTTTTACTTCTGTCAAAGATGGGAGGTCAGTTTTTTGATCAGTGTTAAATCCATTGGTTTTAGTGCCGTTTTGGTGATCAGTGTTAAACACATTTTGGAGGAGACTCATTTGTGGACTTTGCTGGCTCTTAGATTTTTTCTCTGATCTTGATTGACGTGAGCGGTCAATATTGGCCGTAATTGCAGCCTCGGCCTGAACTTGATCCACCTTTCCATTTTTGAGAATGATCACTCCCTGCTTGACGAGTTGCGTGATCCGCGCCCGCGAATACTTCGTTTTCCGTGCATACTGTGCCTGAGTGAGCAACCGTGCCATTTTAGCCTATAATCTACCTTTAAAGTCAAAATTGTTAATCAGTTTCAATATGTTAAGCTCAAAAAAAACTTGCCTCCCTCTCGAATCTTGCGGGCCTGAACGC